TGTCCAACCGGTTAACCGACCGGCACCCGTATGGGCCTCTGCTGCTTTTGGTGCAGGACAAACCATTAAAGAGGGCCGACCCCCAACAACAGGGGAGGAGGAGAGGAAGGGGGCCGACCGCAAACTATACCGTCCAATCTTCCAAGAAGATGTCCGGCCTCAAATCATGTGGCTTCACCTCGCCATCGGAAACCCGGCAAAGCCTAACAACGTGTATAGATGGTACCCCACTACGCCGCCAATGTTGAATCTGCTGTGGATATGTGTGCATGGCCCGAGCCAACGCGCTCACACCGCCAGCCTTCACTCTTAACCTTTCAAATACTTCTGGATTCATTTCATATCTCCTGTTGACTGCCAACAGTACACTAAAAATAATTCGATTAAAAGCTTGATATGCTTAAAAGGTTCATGTTTAATAACGCTTCAACAACAGAGGAACCAACATGTACGACGTACCAGACAGACCTATCTCAGCCGATCCTAACTTCCAACGCATGTGGGGTGACGATGATCACGTTCACCAGATGGACGAAGTGGATGACAACGACACGCAGTTCAACCTTCACTGGTTCGGCATGGATGAGTACCTGTCGTTCGACACCGGCCTGATTGCTGACACCCGCGATGAGATGGATCGGCTTGTTGACTTGCTTGTCAACGAGTGCGACCTCGAAGTCAAACAACACCCACACAACGGCGAAGAGTCAGACGTGCAGGGTGGGCTGGAAGATGCCGACGTTATTAACGGCAACCCAGCCGGTCAATACTTCATCATTGAACGCCGTCGAGTGATCGGTGTCGTGACGGAGGTGCTGTGATGGGCAGAGTCAAATCAGAAATGTTTCACGACGATCTTGGGCCGGACGATGAGTTGGTGCCAAAGCGCACCGGCGAAGACATCCAAAAAGAAATAGAGGAATGCGACATTCCACGCGGGACGCAAGAACGACGAAAGTTTATGCACGAAAAGTTGAAGGAGTTGATTACACATGTCAGCAAGTGAAATCTACCACGCGCTCAGTAGGCCGTGGGCTAAAGGAGAAGTGAAAGAACGTAAAGGGCCGGGCGGCAAGATGCTGTCCTACGTTGATGCCCGCCAAGTCCAGAACCGATTGGACGAAGTCGTTGGTACGGAGAACTGGCAGACACATTTCTCGGAAGTCTGCGGTAATTACTGCTGCACCCTCTCTGTGAAAATAGATGGGGAGTGGATAGCCAAGTCAGATGGTGCCGGTGAGACCTCAATCGAAGGCGACAAAGGCGGTTTCAGTGACGCATTCAAACGCGCCGCTGTGTCCTTCGGTATCGCTCGGTACTTGTACTCAGACTCGGGCATGACACCCGAGCAATTCGACAAGCGCCGTGGCGTTATGGCTGACGTTCAGTCAGAAGATCCAGCCACCGTACCTAACGAAGCCGACAAGCTGTTGGCAAACGAACTCGCGCAGGCAGTACAGAGCGAGAACAAAGAAAAAATCCTAGAGATCTGGGCCAGCCTTGTGACCGATCAGGAACGAACCGTGGCGACGTGGTCACTGATTGGAAGCCAGACCCGAACATACATAAAGAAAACTGTGAAGGAGAACCAACAATGAAACCCAAACACGGATTCTCGAAAGAGATCTATACAATCGTGAAGGCGAACGGGCCACTCGCCTACAGCGGCATTCACGCCCGCTTGAGGCAGCGCAGTGTGCGGATGTCAAAAGACCAAGTGCTGAAAACCCTCAGCAATATGGTGCAGCGGAATCAGCTTGTGCGATCAGAGCACAACCCGAAGAAGTTTGTGGTCGTGGACTACAAGGATTACGAGGACGTGATTGTCTCTGACCCTGTACTAACCCCTCCCGCTGTGGAGAAAACCCCTGAGATCGCAGAATTACCCCCTTCTGAGGGACTTACACAGTTAGATTCAACAGCGATCACAATGATCGCAGCCATCGCGGCAGGCACCGCCGCACTCACCACAATTATTTTGAGGTTCGTATGACAGATAAGGTATTCGCGCAGGGCTTGTATGTGAAGCCACCAAGCGACAAGGCTCCCGACTTCGTTAAGTTTGGACTCAGCATCAAGCGGCAGGAAGTCATGGCTTGGCTGCAAGGCCAGTCGGAGGAATGGATCAACTTGCAGGTTAAGGAGGCTAAGTCGGGTAAGTGGTACGCCGAAGTAGACACTTGGAAGCCAGACCCGAACCGAGCGCGACCGTCGCAGCCAGCCAAGTCGAACCCCTTCGAAAGTCTAGACGAGGATATACCTTTCTAAATAATATTGTATGGCGGGAACTTTCCGGGCAGGCGGTAGCGGCCAGCGTCAGCCTCCCCTCGGGGATACGAGAAACAGATGGTGTGCTTGTGCCCGCACAGATTCACACATCAACACCATCAACTGGCCCACTTAACTAAGGAAAGACATGATCGAGAAAGAAGACTTCACGCGGCTGTATAAACCATTCTTCCAGCTTCACCCGTTCAAGAAACGGGACTGGCCGGACGGGTTGGGCGAAGTACATTACAAAGCATTCTGCCGTGACAGCCCCGCCCTCATGCAAGAAGCGATGGGCTTGTTGGTCGAGAAGCTAGACCACTTCCCCACACCCAAGGACATACGGGCGCAGATCACCGCACTCAGTACATCAAAGAGTGAGGGCAACGAAGGCAAGACCAACGGCACCAGTGTCAGCGAGGAGATAGCTACGCGCTACCTAGAACACAAACATGGCGTCGAATACAACGGCAAGCCAGTGCCGTGTCCTGACCCTCTCCCGTCGTGGATTAAACAAGAGGTTGACCGGGTAGATGACCTGCTTGGCCCGCAGTTCCCCATTAAATCTAAGCTAGGCAACGTAGGCTTTGCCATCGTCCAGAAGGAAAACAGATGAACGACGCACTCAAAGAATTCTTAGCCAACGGTGGTGAGATCCAGCAGCTACCATCTAACGTGCCACGCGACTTGAACGTCTGTCTGAATTGTAAGAACCTATTCCCGACAGCAGAAATGACGAAAGGTAGCCAACGCCGTTGCAAAAAATGTCACGACCGCCACACGAACTTCAAGACGAGCCGGTAGACTTGTTCTATAAAGCCATCAAAGCGCAGGAAAGACTGCAGCGTGAGTACCTTGACTACAGGTTAGCCAACGTCAGCGCCCCGTTCAGTGAGGCTACCAAGCGGCAGATCTGGGAATGGCAGCGTCAAGGCAAGACCACACGGTGGATTGCGGACGAACTGAAGGTGACACGCTACAAGATTCACCTGCTGGTTAAGCGCACATCGTGGCCTGCGCCGACGAACCTAGCCTAAAACAATATCGAGGCGAACCAGACAGCCACGAAGATACCGGCGATCATAGCTGCCACGCAAACCACACTCCCGAGCAGCGGCTTCATATCTGGAAGATCAGCCAGATAGCGAGCATGATAGCGATGGGGATGAGGCCAACAGAGACAGCGATGACAATGGCTAGCTGGGTTAGCTCTTTCTTCCTGCGCTTTCTAGCCAACTCCAACTGGCGGATCTCAGCAGCCCTAGCCTTGCGAGCCTCGGCCATTGCCTTCATCGCATCGTCCCACAACTGACCGTTGCCCGAATAAAGGAATGCCTCGCGCACTTGTGCTAACGCATCGTCAGCTTCCTTCTTCGCTAACTGCGCTTTGACAGCATCGGCTGCGCTAAGTGTCTTGGTGTTTTGTAGCCTTTGTAGATCGTGCTGACCCTCGGCTAGAGCGGATAGGTAGCCACTGATCTGGCTAAGGTCTTGGGTTGCTTGAGCCGTTTTGTTTAGAGCAGAGGCGGCCATGTTAAGGCCACTGATAATAGCCCCTAGCTCAAGAACCATTCCTTAGTAAACCCATAACACGGGTTCTGTCTCTCGCATATCGACGTGAACGAATGTCTTGTGGACACCTATGCCGGTGAAGCCAAGGTAAAACGCCTGCTTAACTAGTTGCCTACGTTCCACCCCGTTAGCCACTGCGATGTCACAAGCAATACCCTGTGCGTGAGTGCCGGGCTTTGCCTTCTTCGCCTCTAAACTATGACGGGGGGAGCGGTATCCAGACGTAATGTACAGCGGCCTACCAACAGCAGAACGTAACTCGTCAACCTTTCGGATCAGGTCACTACTGACATTATTCTCGCCTGTCTCTTGGCAGTCGAAGTCTTCACGCTTGAAGTATAGGTAGTCCATCACTTCTTAACCTTGTTCATAATTCCTATCGCACCCCTCACGCCAAACGATGCAGCGATGATCACGGACAACCCGTACTGATACCACTGAGGCATGGTTGCTAGAACTGCAAAGCCCTCACGGACATACGGTACAGCCGATGGTACGAATGCCAGAACCAACGGGATGGAAAACAGGATGGTGATCCACTCGTCCTTCCAACTAGTATTGCTAGCCCTAGCCATAGCGGTTTCCCAGTCAGCCGCGCTCTTGGATTGGTTGATCATTACCGCAGCCTCGGCCTCAGCCTTTGCTTTAGTCTTGGCAACCTTGCCCTCGATCCACGTCCTACCCAGATCGGCAATCGGCCCTATGGCATTGAAGAAGCTCACTTGTCTGCCTTCTCATCCAGCTTGAGCATGATTCGATTGAACATATCCCGTAGTTCACTCATGTCCACCCGGTAGTCATCGCGGCGTACATAGGTCTCGGTCGATCTACGCTCCATGTCGTACAGTTCCCTGCGCGTACCTTGTAGCATGTCCCAGAAAATCTTCATAAAGAATCCCGCCAGTAGCATCAGCCCGCCAAGAACTACATCGAAGGCCGTGTTCATATCCATTACGACGTATACGCCTTGACCTTCTTGACCTTGCGCTTCTTCATCATGTTGTCGTACAAGCCCTTCTTGGGCTTCTTCATTCCACCGTAAGCCATTATGTGAATCTCCTAGTTTTACTTGCTACATCCTTCGGTTGGGATGCGTACTGCTCGCCTCGCTTCGTAGCCTTTCGCTTGGCCCTAGTTGTCCTAGCGTACTCAGACGCCGTTAACTTCTTGATTGCAGACTCGGGCAAGTACCGCTCGCCGGTAGCCTGCGGCCCTTGAGTCGATGGCTTCCCAGACTTGGTGCGCCACTTCTGCTTGCCCCAATCCAACAGGGACTTCTGCGACTTCTTAATCTCGATACCCTCCACCCTTGGCTTTGTATTCACGGGCTAACATCTGTGCTTTACGCGCCGACCATTGCCCCGGATTACCGCCCTTGCCACCAGCCTTGATGCGGTCAAACAGATTCTTCCGCATAGTTGGCTTCGTGTAGTTTCCAGCCTCGTTAACTCTGCTCACCACTTCGTCCTGTTAGCCCAATATGCCGCAGACATCTTGCCCTTGCGGATGTTCCTTGCGTGTCTCGCCTTGAACGATGCACGCCTGTTTCTTGCCGATTCAGACTCACTCTTGCTGGGAGGGGAGCCGCTTACACCTTGCTGACCAAAGCGGATAGTCTTGACCTTATCACCCTCTTTAGCCACAACGACGTGCGACTTGGTCGGATGCTTCGGTGTCCTCTTTGGTTTGTTGTAACCAGACACACCGATCCTATCAAGAAGACTCTCACTCATTGTTCAGCGCAATCTTGTTCAGGATCTTGTACGCCGTGATTGCCCACGGCTTGTCCTGTGGTGCAGTCGTTGTCGCACAGATGACCGATGCTATAGCTATAGCAGCCGTCACTATGTTAAAGGCCAGTATTATGTATTCCATGTCAGTCTCCTATTTCTACCCATTGACCGTTCTCTTCATCCCACTCGTGGACGCCCTCGTCAGGATAAGGTACTGGCGCTTCCCACAAACAAGTGTCTTCATCCAATACCCAACTAGGGTAGGGCTTGGGAGGAATGAATGCGTCACGTCCTGAGTCGTATGTAAACCCAATCCCTGCGAAGTTTTTGCGTAAAGCCACGCCGCCATCAGGCTCTAAGTCCTGATCCAGATGAACACCGCCACGGGTGTTGTAGGATGTTTGTACCCAAGTGCCTTCCTGTGTGTCGATAAAATCTTGTTCAGCAACGATGACTTGCTCAACAATACCATCAACAACTTTTGCAAAATGTGCCATGACTTATCCTATGCCGTAGTAAACGTGCCACTGGAATTAAACGTATGGTATGTATACCCGCCAGACGATGTGATAGTTCCACCAGTACCTCTTGTTCCACCCTCGTACCGAATAATAACTACACCTGACCCGCCATTCCCCCCAAGCCCAACCTGAAAACCTTCTCGTCCTCCCCCGCCACCGCCTGAGCCAGTGTTTGCCGCTGCGTTAGTGCCGCTGTTTGCTCCATTTCTGTTAACCGTACAGCCTGTTCCCCCGCCACCAGATCCTCCAGACGCAGCAGTCGGTAAAGAATCATATAGCCTACTAGTGTAACAACCACCGCCGCCACCGCCTCGCAAAGTTCCGTCAAGCCATGCTAAACCAGCCCCTCCAGCCCCAGCACCGTTGTAGCCGAAGACAGCATCTACGCCATCACCGCCGTAGCCTGCGCCGCCACCACCGTTGTAGTGTGGGTAATTGTTTGATCCGTCCCCGCCGACATAACCATTAACGTGCGTTGACCCAGAAGATCCACTTCCGCTCTGACCAGAACCGCCACCGCCGGTTATGCTAGAAGAAGATGCGACCGGAAAACTTGTAGCGCCACCCGAACCTTTTCTGGCTACCATAGATAGTGCTGAGGGCGCACTACGGTATAGTTGGCTTTCGTTACCTAGCGCCCCATATTCCGATGCACTACTCACGGAAGAAGCGCCAGCGCCAACTACTACCGAGTATGATAGTCCGGCAGCAGGCTCCGTTACTGTGCTCGTCAACTGTTCGCCGGGAGCGCCGCCACCAGAACAATAAAAGTAATTAGCCCCTGTCCCGCCACCAGCCACAACTAATATCTGCAAGACGTAAGGAATTGGGGCAGCCCCACCACCTACAGCTTTACGCATAGAGAACGCGCTTACGTTAGCACTTAGCATTTAGACCACCATTGCGTGGATGCCGGTGGCAGTAGTCCCTGTACTGAGGACTCGCTTCACCGAGCAGATCAGATAGAAATTAGCAGGTACAGTAACAGTCCGAGTCACACCGTCCTTAGTGTGGAACGAGACGTTGCCCTCACCCGTAATGTATAGACCGATAGCAATGTTACCAGTGCCTACGTTGTCTGACCCGTTTGCCGGTGTAACCGGAACCATGTCGTAGACGCTACCGTTTAACTGACCGTCTACACCTCTGAATGGATTACCCATCTTGAACCTCTCTAAATTGTGATTTCTGCAACAGACCCAAGTTGAACTTGGTCACCGTCGCTTTGCGTTATAACCGCGCTCATACCGAGCGGTTGTCCTGACCTGATGAACAGCGTGTCACCTACCGACAGCAGGCTAGATGCGGCACCGAAGTAGTTAGCCTCACTAGCCACCTCACTCGGGGTGCTATCAGTCGTGTATTCCCATGTGACCCTGCCGTCAGCAGAGCCACCAATAGGACGTAGATCTTCCTGTGAAAAACTCATAGTCAGTCCTTATTCAAAAATGAAGTTGCCGCCGACCTTCTCTAGCGCAAACCAGAAGTTGCCAGCAGTAGAGCCAACGGGCGTAGCCACAAGATTCCCTGACGATACAGTAAATGTAAACGAGGGGTGGTTAGCGGCAGATCCTGACACCAATCCTAGCTTGGCAATCTCAACAACTTGCTCGCCAGCTACGGCAGTCTTGCTAATCAGCAGCTTGTAGATAGCCGAGCCGATAGACCCTGTCGTTCCGAATGCACTGTTACAAGCAGTAATAAGTATCTCGCCTGAGAAGTCATTGCTTGTGCCCAACGAACTGTCTAGCGCAGTCAGTGTTTGTGCCCCAGATGCAGAGAACGCCTTGCTGTAAATCAGCTTGGGTGCAGTGTAGTTCGTCTGGATAAAGCCGTTATCAAACGCCCTCGCCCCTGAGTTTTGCATCAGCGGATCTTCGAGAACTAACTTAGCGCCTTGACCTGTAGCGATGAAGTCATAAGTGCCAGCAATGCCAGTAGAAAAGGATACAGGCTGCTTCTGAACAACAAAGTTTGTAGTAATGTCGGCTGCTTTAACGTGAGTGTGGTTTGCAAAACCGTTGTTCTGCTTGTTGTTACCACCACAGGTATTGCCTATACCAGAAACCCAGTTAGCTTCATAACTAGACCCAGACTCAAAAAAGAATCCTGACCGGGCATTGAACTCAGCACCGTTAGAAACAAACGACACACCACGATTGCCTAGTATGTGGTAGCCGTATCGGTTCTCATCCGCCGCGTTAGAGATGTAAGACGAGTAAACATTAAAGTCGCTCTTGAACCCTGCGTATGAGTAGAACTTCGTTGTTATCTTGTAGACGTGCCCAGCGGTAGCGCCAGACGTTAAGGTAATAGTGCCGCCAGACGCGCCCAAGGTAGTCACGTTGTAATCAGCGCCCTGCACCAACGGTGTGTCTAATGCCGGATTCAGCGTAGAGTTATAGACAGTAATGTCGCCATTCGCTGTAGTTGGGAACGTATAAGCGAAGACAGTCTGACCACCAGTAGCGGTGATTGTATCCGTCACATCACTAGGCGTACCGTTCAACCTGCCGTAGTTGTTGTCCAGCGTCCATGACGTGTGGATCTCGAAGTTATGATAGAACCCGTTTTGCGCGTTCTCCTCCGAGTTACAGCCCGACACCTTGCCTAAGTAGGATCGCTCAAACGCAAAGCCGTCAGTGCCGCTAGACTTCACCTGCACCTTGTCAAAGCTATTACGGTTGGAAGCAAACGAGTTGCCAACAGACTCTATGTTGATGCCAGATGTTGTAGCGTTTAATACCGTCAGGTCAGAGATGTTGTTGAAGATACCCTTAACCAACTCAATGCCCGGCCCTGATGTAGCCGCAGCGGTGTCGATGACAGTGCTCTGCCGCCCCGCTCCCTTCAGGGTGATGTTGTCTACGTTGTACGTTTGACCGCTGTTGTTGACCTCTACAGTGGCACTAGTCTTAAACACACCGCGAGGGAGGTTCAGGGTATTACCAGTGCTTGCCTCGTTGCCGTAGGTAGACGTGATAGATGCCTGTATAGCAGTGGTGTCATCCGTACTGCCGTCACCAGTTGCACCGTAGTCAACGACGTTTTTCGTTGATCCAGATACAAGCCGGTTGTGTGCTTTTGTTAAAGCCATTTTACGCTCCTAATTCTGGACGAGTAGCCGGGAAGTCTGACGTGCTAGGCCAATCCCGTAGTGCAGTTCTGTAAGTCATGTACGCTGCTCGTTGTGGATGGTCAGACAAAGGTACGATGTAGTCTGTAGCCTCTAGCTCTGCATTACGCCACATCCTTGCAGCTTCTTCCGCCGTAGGTTCCGTAGGCGTAGGGGCTACCCACACTTCATAGTGTTCAAAGTTAGCCTCAACAAAGTCAGCGTCAGCAATGATGGTATTTGTGATGTTACCGTCAGCATCTTTAATATTGTATTTCACTTAAATCTCCTTACGGTATGTACTGGATGACAACAATACCTTCGCCACCACGCCCTGATCTGACATAAGTATTTGAGGTTGGATTTCTAGCGCCACCACCACCACCACCAATACCTCCATGACCCCCCGTTGTAGACGTAACTAATCCTGAACCAGTCTGGGTCTGAGACGCAGATCCTCCGCCAGCTAGCGGCCCTCCGTTAATACGCATATCAGAAAAAGTTGCGGTTGCATAATTATAACTTATACCAATACCACCAATCCCACCCGCCAACTGTCCTAATGTTGAAGACCAAAAATCTCCTACAACGTCACAATCTCCACCATAAATGTTCATGTCAGTTGCAGTTTGTCCACCTGTGTTCCCTGTGCCTGTTATCCCTACAGCGCCGCCACCCTTGCCTTTGACACTGCCACCGCCAGTATTATTTACGTCGCCATTCGCGGCGGTGCCACCAGAAACGGCACCGGTACCTGCTTCCCCACCGACGCCTCCATTAGCTGTTAATGTGCTGGATAAACCAGTTCCAGCAACAGTGCTATTGCCTCCATTATTACCCGCAGTTTCACCTGTAACCTGCGCTCCACCAGCGCCAACGACTACTGTAAAAGATCCAGAGGTTGTAACGGCTAAAGAGTTTTTTCTACAGTAACCCCCAGCACCCCCACCACTTACGCTCGCAGTATTACCACTAGAGCCACTACCGCCAGCGCCAACAACGTGAATCATTATGTTGCCGTCTTGGGGCGGAACCCAAGTCTGTGACTTACTTAAAAAGATTGTAGGGAATGACGCAGAGCCACCACCGCTAATAAAATCTGTAAAGTTGCTCATGACATTACCCACCCTTGAGTTGCATCTGTGTATATGAATTGTATGGAGAGATACGCCGCGTTCATTGTGAAGTCAGACGCACTGCTCATTATCTTCGACCCGTTACGTCCTACCACCGTATCGGTGAAGTTACCCACTGTAATCAGGACTCGTTGACCTATAGTCGGTGAGGCGGGGAGCGTGATAGTTCGCCCAGCGGCACTAACGTAAACGTGCGTGTTAACCGTAGCCGTCATAGACGCTGCTGTAACTGTGGTAGTGATACCCACCGATACAGGTACGGATGCTAGGTTAAGCGTCACATCACCTTGAGTGCCACCGCCCGACAACCCTGTACCAGCAACGACTGCTGTGATGTCACCTACTACGTCGGAGTTTCGTATGAACTTACGCACCTCGATAGCTGCATTGAACGGTGGTGC